TAGTGCCGTCGTGCTTGTGACCAGTGCCAATAGCAAAAGCATCACGCAGTGCGTTGAACTCAGCGTTGACTGGTGCAGCTTTAATAACTGCGTTAGCAATAATGTCTGCAACTGATTGACGGGTATAACCGCTCATCTTCGATCTCCAATTCCGTAGGTCACAACAATGCCTTGGATGCTGTGTGACGCACTTGTGTCGTTTGTAACATATTTAAAAGAGACCGCCCTGCCTGACCCAGAGATGTTAGTTCTCTTTACAGGGGAGGGGTTACCGTCATAGATAGCAGTACTGTCATATAGAGCCTCGTTGTAGTAGGCTGCAGCCCCAGCAGTGGTCAGTGTAAAGTTATTTGGGTTGAGGGTGTTGAAGTCCTCGTAGTCATACAAGGCAGAGAGAACGATAGTGTTGTCCCCCTCAGACCGAAGATAGGTACTAACCGTGTAGATAATCTTTCTAACTTCTGGGTCTTGCATGTGCAAGTATGGAGTCTGGTAAACACTGAAGATTGGGTTTACATCGAAAGCATTACCACGCTCTTGTCTGTGAACCTTACCAGTAGAGTCACCGTGAATTACGAACTCGTTCTGACCGATGTAGCCACTGTCTGCACAGGTTGCCTCAATACCGAGTATCTGTCCGTATTCGAACTGAAGACCACCCTCTACTTGACGGAAGCCACCGATAATCCCTTGGGAGTCAGCAGCTTTGAAGAACATACGGAACTGAGTCTTCTGTCTAATGACAACAGCGTTAAGACCTTCAAGGTCTACGTTGAATACAATATCAGTAAAGACCGACTGAATGTCCTTAGAGATTGTCTCTAGGTTAACGTCACCGATCTTGTTTGTACCGCTGACTGGACGTAAGCCATCCTGTGAAAGGAACAGCAAGTCTCCGCCAATTTCTATCACACTATCAGAGGCAAGGCAACCCAAATCGTCTGTTACGTTCTCAAGAATAAAGTTGGCAATGTTATTACCAGTCAGCTTCCTGATATTGTTGCTACCAAAGATATAAAGAGCGTCACGGAAAGGTCTAATGGCTACAATTGGGAAACCCAAGTTGATCACACCAGAGCCACTTGCAGGGTTGTAGTCCAGCTCGTTGTAGGGTGCACTGAAGTACAAGTTAGTGTTCTCAGTAGGATCACCTGCCAAGAACATATGGTTCTGAAACATCGTAGCAAACTTAGGTGCAGTTGGTGCGTACGTAGAGGGTACCTGAGTGTATGTAGTACCGTCATAGCTTGCAGCAGGGTTAACACCATCAGTCAAGATGATCTTAGGTGTACCCCAGTTAAATCTTGAGAATCTAACCTTAGTGACTGTTGACACATCTACAGTACCGGGAGTCGTAATAGTATCCCAAGCTTCTGTAGAGTTATTCCACTTATAAAAATAATCTGTGTCAGAAGTATTCCAACGACAAGCAAAAATGCCATCATTGACGCTATCAGCTACACATACACCAAGGACATCACCAAAGCCGGGAACAGTACCATACTCGTTAGCGTAGCCATTAATCTTTCTATACCCACCAGTAACAGAGGGTTCGTAATTGATTAGAGCAATGGCACTTCCGGGGGATGTCTCACCTTGAGAAAGAACATCTCTACTCGTATTTAGACCACCCGCACAAAAGACTTTGAAGGAGGCTAAACTATCGGGCATTAGTAGAGCCTTCAATCATTGTAGACTTCAAGGACATTGGCTGATCCATGAGGACTCTACGCATTGTGCGGATACCTGCTTCGAAGTTGTTCTGGTGAATTGCTGCACTCTGCTCGTTGCTACGGAAGCGCATCATGATCATCATGGCACCATCAAGGATCACATGATCAAAGCGGGTAGGGACAATAGACTCGTCAGTATAAACGCTCAAGTCAGCAGGGACACTCCAGTAGACATACTCAATCTCGTAGGCTTTGTCTGGGACAGGGGTAGCACCAAAGCTACGGTTGTAGGTGTCATAAACAGCTTTAGGGACAGCAATACCTGTACCTGTATCAGCACTATCGTCCTCAGCACGTAAGAACTGTGTGTAGTGTTGGAAGTCAATGGCTGGGAGAAAGCTTGGAGAGTTGTTAGTACTTTCCAGTTTCTTGAGATAAAAACTTTCCCAGTCAACGCTAGAGACATCTGTAGGGAATGTGTAAGTCTTTGTACCGGGAGTCAGCACCTGAGTAAAAGTACTCTTCAGGAAAGGCCATTCCTCACCAGTTTGTAGGATTTGTCTGATAGCGCTGTTGACAGCTTCTTTAGCCAGCGCCTGCACGTTACGAGCAATATCAAAACCGTCACCCCCGGAGTCAAGGGGAACCTCGTTAAGTCTGACAAGCAGCTTATTGACAAGGGTGACAAAGTTCGACATAGACTAAATCCTTAAAAGGGGTTAAGGGGCCACCGAAGCAGCCCCTCAAGTTTAGTTAGGCGAGAACGTCACGAGCAACTTCAGTGCCTTCACGAACCGACTCGTTCACGTCGATAGCCACAACGAATACACGAGCACGGACAGTGCCGGGAGTACCCGAAATGGTTGTCACAACGTCAACGGTGTCAGCAGCAGCAACCAGACCAGCAGTTGTACCGATACGGATTGTACCAGCAGCAGCAGCGTCCAAGTCCACATCGTTTGCGAAGACGGTAGTACCATCAGTCACATCAGCAGTGTACGTGGTTACATCAGCAACAGCGTCCAGAACTTCAACGCCAGCAGCCAGCACCAGAGTGCCAGCAGGAACAGCAACACCAACAGTCGTGCCGGAGGTTGCGCCCAGAGTTACGAACTTTTCGATAACAACTGCGCGATTACGCAGCGATTGGGAGATAGCCATATTAAGATTCCTTCCTATGAGTTATGGCAGAAAAGGATGCCCCCGAAGGGACACCCAATGTTAACCTACCATTAGGCGAGGTTATATTTTGCAGTGACCAGAGCTTCTGGACGCAGAATCTTACGACCGTACAGGTGCATACCACGAACGATGTCAGCAAAGCTGTCAGGGTCACGGTAAGTTTCGGTCTTGTTGATCTGCTCAGCAGTTGCAACAGCGGAGTCGTGACCACCAACGATAACACCGTAGTCAGTGTTCTGGTTGTCAACACCAGTCGTAGCAGCACCACCACCAACTTGGGGCAGGTTGTTCGACACGTACACACGGAAGCCGTTCCAGTTGTTGATAACCAGACCGTTACGCAGGGCACCGGAGTCACCGTAGTCAGCATTCAGGAAGCGCGAGTCTTCATCCTGCAGGACTTCCATCAGCACTGGGTCGATAACGATCCAACGGCCAGCCTTGTCAACGTTCTGTTGGTCCAGCAAACGGCCCATACGGTTGATCAGCATGACAGGCGAAACGTACTCTGTTGGCAGAGCAGTAGCACCGGGCAGACGAGCAGCCACAGGGATAGAGTGATCACCAGCAGAAGCAGTTGTGATGTTGCCGAACTTACCTTTGTTCAGTTTCATCGAGGTCAGCAGTTCGTCGCTACCAGCAGTGGTAACAGCTTTGGTGCCATTGACTTGGTCATTGACAGCATCTGCATTGGCGTGGACAGTGGACTGCTTGTAGCCCGACAGGTAACCCAGAACTTCTTGGTCGTACTGGTCAGCCAGACGATAAGCAGCGCGGTTGGTTGCCAAGTCCATGAAGTTCACATGCGAATGCTTCTCTTCAATGTCATCCACTTTGAATGCAAAGTAGTTGGCTTTGTCGATAACAAGCGAGAAATCTTCATCGTCGAGATCTTGGGCGTTAACCTGAGTACCACGAGCGTATGGGCTTACAGTGATTTCAGGCTCTTTGATGATCTTAACCGAATCACCCTGAGCAGAGATTTCACCAAAGTAGTCCGAGTTAGTCACGTCACCAGCAATGGTGGACTTACGGAATGCGAGTTGTACTTTCTTCGAATAGATAACCGAAGAGAAGTTACCGTTTGGCAGGTTGTTGTGGCCTGCAGCGGATTGGAAAGCCATGGATAATCCTCCTATGATTTTGTTTTGGCTTTATTACAAGCTAAACAGTTTTCAAAGAGGCTGTACGTTCTAGGGTGCAAGCTGTCTCTCAGGTCGGCCAACCTTTGAAACCTTGGGCCTATACTAGCTCAGGTAGTTCTTTATGATGTTTAAGCTTTTGGGGTTTTAAAGTAACCCCGAGGTAGTACCATAAGGCAGGCTCGGGGTTATTGTCGTTAGTTATATTGAAAAGAGAGTAGGTGTCAAGGACTATCTTGCAGCACCAGTCAAATCATACACGAACTTACCTGTGCGCTGGGCTTCAGTAATAGCATCCATGTTTGCTTCAAACTCTTTATCACTCATCTTGCGAACTTGAGACTCTGTAAACTTCTTAGATGTCTCATCAGGGTCGATAGCAGAACGAGAACCTCTTGGTGTAGAAGTAGCAGCAGCCTTAGCCTTTTCCTTCTTAGCTGAAGGTGTCATACCATTGTCTACTTTGTAGAGATCAATGACACGAACAACAGAGGCTGGATCATCTGCATTCTCGTAGAGTGCATCTTGAACCCACTTAGGTTGCTCTTCAGCCCAGACATGGAACTC